TATAGGGTGACCGATGAAAGTGTGCGCGTCCAATTTCTTCCTCACTCATTTGGTGCCCTGTCGAGACGACATGCACCTCTGCATTTGGCCATGCCAGTTGCAGCGAACGATTTAACGTGCCGCTTGAGCCAACACTCCAGACATACCGGGGTATAATCGGCAAGTTACGCGCAACACGAATGAATGAACCGAATACGGTGGGATGCTCAAGTCCCATCGGCAGTAGCATCCGTGTTGTCGGAGATTCTGCGACATACTCCCGCGCACGGGCTTGCGTCACCGAGAGCATGCCATTCGGTACCCAGTGGATATCGGCACCGGCATCCAGCCCGCGCTGTTGATAGGGATGGAGCGAGTCAAGACGCCGTTTTGCCATAAAGATGACAGCACGTTTTTGATAGCGGTTGCACACTGTGGGCAGACTGATTTGTGCGTAGCCCGAGGCTGGGCAGGAACCATACACCCATTCCTCGATGTGAGCGTATCGCGTATCATGCCCGATAAGGTAATCAACGCCCCGCACTTTCGTGCCGGCATCGAGCTTATCGTCGCGCACGACATGGATGCCCTGATGTATCTTTATAATAGGATTGGGATAGGGGTCGTGCCAATCTCCAATCTGGCTAAGATAGTCGCCAGATTGGTCAACGCTATCGAATAGTGAATTCACAAGAATGATTATACCATAAATTTAACTAAATATATTTATATTTGTATCTATATAGGAGAATTGATTGTGAAACTATTACAGTCCGTTACCGTTCTCTCGGCGTCCTTTCTCATGGCGACCGGCGCATTCGCACAAGTCCCGGCTGAACCGACGTTTGCCGACGACATTGCGCCGATCTTCTATGACTCCTGTGTCACGTGCCATCGGCCGGATGAGATTGCGCCGATGTCATTGATCACCTACCAAGATGCACGGCCGTGGGCCCGCTCGATCAAGAACAAAGTAGAGACCCGTGCGATGCCGCCGTGGCATCTAGACCGCGATATCGGGATTCAGGATTTCCTCAACGATCCGTCGTTGTCCGATGACCAGATCGCGACGATTGTCAAGTGGGTCGATAGCGGCGCACCGCAAGGTAATCCAGCGAACACCCCGACGCCACCCGTGTTCGCCCCTGCCGATTCATGGCAGATTGGCGAGCCGGATCTGGTTGTGAAGTTCCCCGTGTATGAAGTCCCGGCCGCTGGTCCAGACCTCTTCGGCAACTTGTTCGCTGATTTCGGGCTGACGGAAGATCGCTATATCACTGCTATTCAGACCAAGCCGGTGGGCGCCTCGTCTCGACAGGTCGTGCATCATGCATTGTCCTACGCTGTAGAGGAAGAGGACGAGGAGGGCAACCCTATGGGCACCGGCACGTTCCTCGTTGAATATGCTTCCGGCAAGCAAGCTGAAGTCTACCCCGAAGGGTCCGGTTTGAGACTACCAGCCAACAGTGCAGCGCGGTTGAGCTATCATCTGCATTCAGTGGGTGAGGCAATCAACGCGGACGTGGAACTCGGTATCAACTTTTTGCCTGTCGGCACCGAGCCAGAACATATTCGATATTCGAAGCAGCTTGGCGGATCTCAGGGCACGACTCTCGGCGTGCTAGACATTCCACCCGGTGAGGTGATGCGTTCGGACGGCTACGCACGGTTCAACAAGGCGGCGCGTATCACCATGTTCCAGCCACACATGCATATGCTTGGTACCTATCAGTGTATCGAGTTTATCTATCCGACTCAGCCGGTAAGGGCCGAGACGGTGAACTGCGCGGGCTTCGATTACAATTGGCACATGAACTACAACTACGATGAAGATACGACCCCGCTGATACCGGCTGGAACCATTCTGCACGTGACAAGTTGGCTCGACAACTCGGCTACCAACCGGGGCAACATTGACCCGAGTAACTGGGTTGGAGATGGACAGCGCACCATTGACGAGATGGCCTTCGCGTGGATTGGGTTTTACGACTTGGAAGACGAGGAGTATGAGACGCTGCTCGCCGAGCGACTGGAGGCGCGGGAGAAGGCCGCCAACGATAACTAGTTCAACCCGAAGACCTCACGGAGATCAACGACTGCTTCTTCACGGTCATCTGCCAGCGTGTGGGCAGGAAGACCAGACTGTATCAGCGCAGGTAACGAGACGGCCGGGTCGAGTACCCGGTCGTTTGTAATAGTGTCGTAGTTTGTCCCTGCTTGAGCTTCGTACTTTGAAGGGCACTTTGCGGTGATGCTTTCGCCCTGAAACGTCCACACCGTTAAATCCGATGTTCCAGTTGTGTTGGGCTGGACTGTTCCCCGAACCACAACCTCGGCCTCACTCTTAAACGTATCAGGAACCAACCCCGTATAGGTCACCAACACGCGAGTCTGTGACGTGCTGTCGCTTCGCGGAGGATCGTTCTGGACGATAAACCGATACTCCATCGTTGACTGTCGGCGCAGAATGGAATCCGGCACAACATACCCGTGCATCCGAATGGTACCATTAAGGTTTGAAGGTGACTCGTGGAGTTGTGATTGTAACTCATCTACTTTAAAGTAGTATTCGAGATTCTCTCCTATCGTAATGAATGTGAGGTATCCAGCCAGCCCACAGATACCTAACGATAGGAGTACTTTCCACGTATGCTTGTTGGTTCGTTGCATCATAATTATAACCTAAAAAAAAGGGAGGAGCGTCGGCGCCCCTCCCTTGTGTTGGCCTGCGGGTGTTCGAAACCTTACATGAGGTTGCGAACGTTGACGATGCGATAATACTGATTCGCACGAGTCACGATGGTTCCGTCGGCGGTGCCGTCCGCATTCGCAAACGGGTTGGTGACGATACCGTAACGTGTCTGGAACCCAATCTTCGGCTGGAAGCTGTTGGGATCTTGCGCACGCAGCATCTGGAGCGGCACATACGGGCAATAGAACAACCCTGCGTCGTATGGACTCGTTCCACGATAACCAACCACAAAGTGATTGACATCGTTCACCGCAGCATACGGATCGATATACACCTTGTAACGTCCCTGCAAGGTGCCGACGAACGTGCTGCCCGTGTCATCCACGGAGAGCTTCGCGTCGTATTCAGGCGCATACGACAGGAGTTCAGAAGCAGCAAGCGCACTAGCTACGTCAGACGAGCATAGCACGATGTTGCCCTTCCCCCTACGGGTTGCCTTCGCGATAGCGTTGGCGTCGCGTTCAATCTGGAAGAAAAGTCCCTTGAAACGCTCAACCATCCAACGTCCATCAGAGTCGGTATCGAGGTCGAACACACCAGCGGTCGTGGTGTTGTTGTTCGCACCTGCAACGGCACCGAAGTAGATGGTACGGATAATCTCACGGTTAATCTCCGCAAGAATTTCCGCAGACAGGATGTTAGCAAGCTCCGTCTCAGCATCGAGACCGTGAACTGCCTTCAAGTCCTGCGCGATTTCAATCGTGTACTCAGCTTTCAGCTTTCTGGTCACCGCAGTTACGGTCACCTTATCAATCGAGAATGCCATCTCAGGGATAGCGTTCGCGGTCGAATCCCCACGAGTCTCACCATACGCAGTGGTCATACCAGTGTCGTACAGATAGTTCGTGGAATTGGAAAGCGCCGAGGTATTACCAGAAGGTAGCGTGCCCGTCTGGGAATTACCGTTCGCCGAGAATCCGGTGTTCGCCTCGTTGAACAGTGCTTCGGTCCCACCCTGCGTCGTGAACTTCGACTTCATCGCGAAGATGAGGCCCGTAGGACCGGTCATCGGCTGGACGCCGCATAGGTCATACGCAATGAGGTTCGGCATGGAACGACGGATGAGGGAGATGAGAATGGGATCGAACCCTTGTAGGTTAGCCCTCGGGAAAGCTCCTGCCGCATTCGCAGGCGCAGCCTCAGACATCAACGTCTGATCTACATACTCCGATGACTTCGCAACCTCGCGGGAGGTGTTCTCCAAGCAAATCGCAGTAACTCTCTTCTTCCACGATTCCTTGATCTCGGGAAGGTCAACATGATTAATGACCTTTGCCCACTTATTCTTAACTTCTTCTGTCAGAAATGTGTCTGCCATCTGCGTGAACTCCTCTATGAATGTTAGCTAACTGTCGCAACAGTTAATAACGCTGTTATTTATACTTCGATGATGCTGTGGTTTACCAATCACTCGATTTCGCTTGTCGAGTAATGGCGTCTGCAACCATATCGGCCTCACCTTTCGCGACACCTGTTTCCGTCACTTCCTGCACATTCTCCTCGGGCAGACGGGTCGCTCGGCTCGGCTGCTTTTCGAAGTAACTCTCTTTCAGCATTGATAACTTTTCGCGGAAGTCATTGGCATTGACATACTGCGTATCCTCTGCCAACTTCTCCAGTTTCCCTGCCTGCGACTCACTCATGTCACGCGCAAATGTCGCGACAATTCGTTTCTTGTTTGCTGTCTCTGCCAACCGATGCAGTTTCAGCTTCTCCGTATACTGCTCATTGACCTGACGCTTCAGTGTTTCCACGTGCTGCGTAAGGCTTTTCACTACATCTGTCTTACTCTCTGGTACATCGATGTAATGTTCCGTGAACAACTTCTGCAAGCCATTCAGGAAGTTCTCCGACAGTTCCGTGCGAAGCGACGACCGCACTGCTGGTCGGTTCGTCTCTACCCACTCTTCAACAACCACATCGAGATACGTATTCAGACGATTCTCTATGAGTTCCTGATGTTCCGCGAGACGCTTCTTATGTACCTTTGAATAGTGCTCGTGGATTTGCTTACCAACCTGTCGTGTGGTACTCTTAATCGCCGACTCAAAGATAGCGGTGACTTTCTTCTGTTGCTTGACGTTGAATCCGGCAGACTCGAAGAGCGACGCTTTCGGCATCTTAATGGAAATCTTTAGCGACTCCTCAAGTTCCTCTTCCTCTTCGTCATCCTTCGTCTCATCGTTCTCGTCTAGACCTCCGTCGTCGTGCTCTTTGTCCTTCCGTCCGGGCGTCGGACGAAGGCCTTCGGGGTCTAGGCCGGCTTCGTTGACTTCTTTCTCGTCCTCATTGACGGCTTTCTTGTCGTCGTCTTCGGCTTCGTTGACTTCGGATTCGTTAACTTCTTTCTCGTCGTCGTCATCGTCCTCGTCGACGGCCTTTTTCTCGTCGTCATCTTCGGCTTCGGTGACGGTGATTTCTGTGACGGGTAGAGCAAGTTCATCGATGGCCTTGTCGAGGTCATCAACGTCCTCGTTCTTCTTCTCGCCATCAAACTCAATCTCAACTTCGTCGTCGGCGTCCTGCTCAGTAACCGCAGCTACCGTTTCGGGTTCTGCATCATGCTCCACTACGTCAACTTCCTCTTCGTCATCTTCAGTTTTAAGATGAGTAGGCTCTGCTGGAACGGATCGTGGAACAGACGTATCGGTTTTTAGCTTGCCGGCGTAATCGAGCTTCTTATCAGTCGCATCACCGAGGTCTTCGCGCTCGCCCCCCGAAAGATGAGTGGGTTCCTGATTGCGCGGGCTTAGTTGCGCAGCGGACACTGGATTAACAAGAGATTCTGCCATTGGTATTGTCCTCAAAAGTTGTGCCAACCCACTGGGGTGCGGCATCAGTGTAATATATTTAGCGTTATGCTATTTTCTACGAGACTTGCGTGCCTCTCTTCAATTCACGCATGAACGTCTCGAAAATGCGTGTTTCTAATGCCCGTGCTTGTGATCGGGTTTTTACGGGTGCCTTAGTGATAGCTGTCTGGAGCTTCTGGACTCGGGCGGTGGACAATGTTCCATTGTCCCAAACCCACTCGTTCTGCTCCCGCAGACCGCGAACGAACGCTTGTGGCGCACTTGGATCGGCAACGATGTCTGCGGCTGTTGCAAGAAAGAAATCATCCGCGACGACATCGCCATCCTTGGCGTTTTCCAACGAACCAACACCGCGAGATGACACGCCAAACTTGACGCCCTCGTCGATGAAGGATTTCACAATCTTGCCGTACGGCGTGTCCATAATCTTTGCGCGGCCCACGAAGTCTATACCATTCGCTTTCAATTCTGTAATCATGTGACTAACACGATCAAGATTGATGTGTGGGGATTCGGGGTGCCCCAATTCACCTAACGCACGGTTCTGCGTGACGTATTCCTCGTTGTAGCGATCAACTTCGCGCTGTAACACTGCCATCGGATAGGTGCGCCCATTACGATTCTTTACTTCAGCCTGTAGGAACACGCCTTCGATGGCATAAACTTTCTTGCCATCTTTCGTGTCCTCTACCAGTGGCTTGACGTAATCGTAAACTTCGGCGATAAGTTTCATGGGTTATTCGTCCTTACCAATCCCGCGGCCTATACTGCGACCGGTCGCGGTATAGCTTCCGGTCTTTTTCCTTTTCCTTATCGGCGGCCTTCTTGTCGTCTTCGTCCTCGGACCTGACCGGTCGCTTGGTCTTGCCCCACAGGCCCGCGTCCTTACGCTTCTTCTCTAGCTGCTTGAGAATCTCCGCTTCGCTCTCGCGTCCAGTGAGTTTGGGGAGAATTCGTTTCAGTGGTTCTCCATCCAACAACTGATTAATTTTAAGTTTGGTCGCTGATGGGAATTTCATTTTTGGTAATCCCAGACGGGCGGGCCGTCTTCCTCGTCGTCTTTGGGAGGTTCGCCCGGTTTTCTGGTCTGGTACTTCCAGGCGGGGCGGCCGTTCTCATCAACTTCTTTTGGATACGGCTTATCAGCCAGCGCCTTCTTGTCCGCCTCATCACTATCTTCGTGCGCTGCTCCGCAGCTTTCGTTCTTTGCCTTATACCCTTTGTCGACGGCCTTGAAGAAGTCGTCCTTCTTGTCGGCGGGAATATCTTTGGGTGACGAGACGTTCCACTTTTTTAGCATCGAGTCGAAATACTTCTTGTATGCCTCGTCGCTGTCTTCCTTGAAGACGGTTTGACGCTCAACATCGAGACGATCCGCCACCTTCTGTTGCATGATCTCCTTGAAGACCTGCCCAGCGCCTTGCCAGTTAGCGTCCTTGACATTCTGTACGAGTTGTGTAAATGAATTCATAAGATATCCTTTAGAGTCCGCTCGGCGCGTACCCGCGCAGTTTCACTAAGTCAACGATGACGGTATAGGCTGCCTTCGCGCTTGAGGTCGTATAGGTGCTAATATAAAAACTGCCGTCTGCACTGGTGCCGATGCCCTGCGCATTGGAAATAATCTGCCCCGCGAGCGCGTTCTTGCCGAAGTAACCGGAACCGGAGAGAAGCACCGCAGGAATAATGGCCTGCGTGGAACCCGCATCTAGGTTCCCGCCTTTGAATCCTAGTTCGACCGTCATGTCGGGGTCGATGGAATACCAGATGCTACGAATGGCTAACTCACGAACTAAATTCAGTGACGCACTCGACGCGGCTAACGCGGCTGTGCTGCCAGTAACTGTAGTTGTCAGGTCTTCGCCGTCGGTGAACGATCCTGACGCATTTGTTACGACGATTGTATTCGCGCTTCTCCGCCATTCAACAATTTGTGCTGTCTTTCCGCTCGTCTGGCCCGTTACGGTATCGCCCGACTGGAAGATACCATTTCGATTGACTGTCGTGAGCGCCACTGTCTTGTGTGTCAGTGTCGCCGTATTGACCTTGAGCACATCCGATTCGTCTGTACCATTGCTAGTATAATACAAACAGCGCACAGTTGCGTGTTGTGCGCTCTCCGTAAGGATATGAACATTGGCGGTCCCTGATGTTATAGCCATAGCGTATTCCTATTTAGTATCCACGGTCTTCTTTGGAGATGAGGCATTCGTGTCATCATCCGCAGGAGAAAAATTCGTATCGGTCTTTCCCGCCGGTGAATTATTCTTACGCAGGGCTTCATCGGCCTCGTGGTCAAATGTATCGTCTTCACCAGGCCGGCCAGCCGGTTCGGGTGGGCTTACACGATTATCCTGTGCAATCTGCACAACATCATCGTCCGTTTGCTTGAGAATGTCTCGCTTGACAAACGCTTCAGAATAATACCGCCCGACAAACGCATCGGCTTGTGACGCCAAATTCATGCGCGATGTCAAGATTTCGTTCATCTTCAGTTCTTCGAAGTACGAATCCTGTTGCCAGGTATAACGAAGGCTGTCCTTGATGTCATACCATTCGGACTCCGTCATAACATTCTTGAGACGAAGCTGCCGTTCTAGCAACTGGTCGAACATATAGTCGAACTGTACTTGCAAGCGATGAATATATTTGTTGAATCGCAGTTCGTCGCGTGTAATCTCTGACGCACGCCCGAGATTGAATCCTTGCCCCTGATCGATGCGCGACGGTGGCAGGCTCAAGGCGCGATACAGTTTACGTCGGAAGTAATCGACATCTTCCATTTGACCGAGATTCTGGCCGCCCGGCAACGAGCTAACTTCTGTACCCTTGCCACCTTCACGGCGTGGTAGCCAGAAATCTTCGAGCATGCTCATGAATTTGCGGTCGTCTCGTACCTCGCCAGTCGCGGTATCATACACTAGCTTATTCCGATGCTTCTGCATGATGTCGTAGAGATATTGTTCTGCTTTGGCTTTCGGGAGATTGCCGACATCGATGTAGAACACCCGGCGCTCTGGCGCACGAGAGACACGGTAGATGACGGAGGAATCTTCCACCATCCGCAAGAGGTTCAGTGGTTTGATGGCTTTGTGCAACCATGACAGCACGGTGCGCTTGTTCGCGTCGTAGAGTCCTGACGGACAGAACGCAACCGAGTCTGCTGCGATACGTACGCCTTGGTAATTCATCAGCGCACCGTTAGGCGATTGTGACGCACCACGGCCGCTTGGTGAGACAAAACCCATTGGATTGTAGACAAAGTATTCACGTTCCACTTCGACAATGTCGGACTGCGTCTCGGGATGACGCTTGTTCTGGACTTCGCGCACTTTGCGAATTGTGCGCGGGTCGACAATGCGCAATTCCTGAATGCCAGACTTGGTGCTGCTTTCATCCACCACTAAATGCAGATAGAGTCGCCCGTCAATGTACCACTGACGCACAATGCTATACGCATCCCGATGGAAGTTCATCATCTTTAGCAGATTGATGAATTCTGCCTGGACACGGGCTTTTAGTTCTGGTGTGAGATCGGTGAAGTCAAGATTGAGTGAGACGGGTAGTCGGTCTGCATCCTGTACGACAAGTTCGTTGACGATCTGGTCAATCGCCTCATCGACTTCCGCGATGATTTGCATCTCGCGGTAGCGATTGATAAGTTGGAAGTCATCGACGACGCCGCCGTCGAGGTCGAGGTAATAGCCGAAATGGCCACCGGCTGCGCCAAATTGAACGTTAAGCGCGCCGTCCTGATTGTCCGGCGGCACGAAACTAACGGTATTGGACGTGGGTTCGTTACTGACCGCAGCAGGCGCCGACGACCGCCTATTGAAATCGAACTCAAACCCAAATAAGCGGGGCAATTATATATCCTCGGAATGGTAGGTGAATGGCATAGGGCAAACTCACTTTTGGAGAGCCCCTTGAAAGGGCTCTCCTCGATAAACGAATTATTTATTAACCAGCAACAGTGACGTTGGTATCAACATTAACCAACGGCGCATCACGTGTTGGAATTTCTCCGGCCACCTCCCACCACTGATATTGAAATTCGCAAGTATATGATTCAATGCTATCTGCATCGTCCCAACTCAACGGAACCGCCGCTACGGCGATGGGGAACGCACCCACAAATTCATAATCGCGCAATCTATTACTCGGCCCTTGACGACCAAATTGTGCCACTGATAGAGTTGTCGTATATCCTCCGTCAGCACTGCCGCCGCGATACTGCGAGACCGCGCTACTGACGCCCGACATGCGGTCCATCCATTCCTCCAGCGCCCGGCGGATGATAAAATCTTCATCATTGATGATTGTCACCGTGAGTGAGGTAAAAGAGCGATCACCAATTACTTTGAGTTTGCGTCCAAAATACCCGACCTCGATATGGCCCACCGTCGATGGTGGAAGCTCCGCCATTTTCACCATAAATCGCGACGC